ACCGCGGAACCGTTGGTGCCGTCGAGAAAGCCATAGCCGTTGACCATGAAATAATCGACGGCGCAGGTCGCCTGGGTGCCGCCCGCCGGCGGGGCAGTCATGCTACAGCTCGGGATCGAGGTGCCGTAACCGAAATTATTAGAGCCGGTCTGCGTCAAGGTCTGCACGGCGCCCAGGCCGCCATCCAGCACCGTTTGCGCCCCGCCGGCCGACACATTCATATGGGCGTTGGTCGAAAGGACGCCGGTAAGCGTTGCCGGAAAGCTGGTGCCGCATGGCCCGTTGGCGCAGGTTGGCGCGCTAAGCACCGCGGCTGGCGCCGAGGTATAGCCCGCACCTGGCGTCAATGTCACCGCGGCTGCCAGCACCTTCCATGAACCCGCAGCCAGGATTGCGCCGGTGCCCGTACCGCCGGTTAGAGTGCACGGCTCAGCGGGAGTTGCCGTGTATTTCGTCGTAGAAAAACCGACACCATGCCAGGTCGCCACGCTGCCGCCAGCGCCGATCGTATCAACCTGGACCTGGAGCGGCGTGCCGCCCGATGCGAGCGTGCCACCCGAGCATGTCAGCGTGTCGCCGACAGTATAGCCCGTACCGACCGCGCTACTGTGCGTACCATCGAGGAACCCGTAGCCATTGATGGAAAGGTAATTGACCGTGCATCCGGCTTGCTGGCCACCACCAGATGGCGGGGCGAAGATGCAGGAGCTCGGCACAGCCACGCCATACCCGTAGTTATTGGAGCCTCCCACCGTGACGCTCGCCACGCTGCCGCCGCTGACCAAAGTGCTGACCGCAAGGCTCGGCGGCAGTGCGACCGAGTGCGCGCAGCTCGAAGTCAGGCAGGTTTCGCCGGTAAATGCGCCAGGCGGCGCAAACGTGCCGTCTTGGTTATAGACCTTGCCGCTTACAGTGTAGGCCGAGGGGAGGTCCCACCAGCTCGGGCTAACGCCCGCCAAGTGCCCAATCTCGAGGTTCGCATTTTCAATAGTAATAGACGTGACTGAGCCGGAGCGCGTGAAGAGCGGGCCGCTCTGCTCCGGGAAATTATCCCTTATATGCAAGCCGTGCACCGTCACCGACGACGCCGCGCCGCTAATTTGCACAAGGCTAGTCAGGTTGTGCTGGGTGCCGAAATCCTCGAAATGGATGTCCAAATCCAGGAAGTCGTTGACCAGCGGCGACCCGGAATTGGTGCCAAAATAGAGCTGCACCGCAGGCCCGGGCTTATTGGCCGTGGAATTGCTGTAATAGACATAGCTATTCGAGAAGCGATGCCGTGCCGTGCCGCCAATCCACAATGGCACCGAGCTGTCGCCAAAGGTGCCGATGATGCACTCAACACACGTGTTTTCGTTAAACGAGTAGTAGGTGTTTGCCGGATAGGTCTGGCCGGTGAAGGCGGATTGAATGTTGAAATGGTTCGAACCATCAAAAATCGCACCATAGGCATTCGCTGCCCAATTGGTAATCCACATGGCGTTGATTATTGTCGTCTCGGACTGATTATTAAAGAAGCCCGCTAACGTGAAGTAGCCGGTTAGGGTCGGGTGCTCCATGACGACGTGATCAGCGCCCACGCCATTGTTTGTGATCCTGCCAATCGATAGCCCAATGTTCGGGCTGTTGGTCTGGCTAGCGTAAATGTTCAGCCCATTAAGTTGCATTTGACCCGAACCGGTCGCATCGATGCAGGGTGTGCCGCTGGTTTGGCAAATGATGGTCGATCCCCAGAGATCAGCTACGAACCCGCTGCCGTATAACCCTGTGAAATTCAAACTGCTGTTGATCACGCAGCGGCCTTGCGGCAACCGGAGAATATTCGCGTGCCCGATCGGCCAGGAGCCGTTGCCGCCAACCGCGGTGTTGTTGCGGATCGCCGAGACCGCCGCATTGATCGCCGCGCTATCGTCGGTCGAGCCGTCGCATTTGGCGCCGTAGTCTCCAGCGTTTTTCACATCCGCCGAGCGCGCCGACAGGGTGCGCCCTGTTGTTCCGCCGCTCGCGGTGTACGGCACGCTGCCGAAATTCGGCGCCTGCACCGGCCCGACGACCTGCGCAACCGCCGAACTCGTTAGGAATGAACCCACAAAGAACCAAAGAAGCCGTTTCACCGTCCTACCCAACCAACCAAAGCACCGAAGTTTTTTGCGCGAAGGTGACGCGCGACCCCGAGGAGACCGTTACCGGGGCATTGGTGGCGAACCCAAAGATCGCCGCGCCCACCGGCGGATAAACCAAAACGTCAGCACCGGCGGTCGAGTAGACCACGACCTCGCGGGGCGGGCTGGCGGGCAAAATTACGCCGCCGCCCACGGATGTCGACGATATCTCGTTCACGTCGCCGGCCAGCGCCGTTGCCGTCCCTTGCGAATTACCGGCACCCGCGATGTTGAAGCGAAAATTGAATGACGGAACGCCGAGCGCCGCGCCTACCGCCGCATCGACATAACGTTTTGTAGCCGGTTGAAAGCCGCTTGCCGGATCGGCGGCGAGCGTAATCGGGCCGGTCATCGTACCACCCGCTTTCGACAGCGCGTTATTCGCCGTAGTTTGGGCCGCATTGGCCGCCGCTTGGGCGGTGGCCGCGGCCGAAAGCGCATTGGCCGCCGCCGCGGCGTTCGCCGCATCGGCAAGGTCGGTATAGGTTTTAGTCGCAGGGTTTAAGCCGCCCGTCGGCGCCCCGGCGAGCGTAATGGGCCCGAGCATGGTGCCGCCAACCAGCGGCAATTTGGTCGCGTCGCCGGCGTCGACATATTGCTTGGTCGCCGCCTGCATCGGCTGGGTAGGGTCGGCGGCAAGCGTAATTACACCGGCAGCGGCGCCTCCCTGCCCCGCCTGGGCGTCACCGGCCCCAACGTCCTGCACCTTTACGAGCAACTCGACAGTCTGAATCCGGCCAGATTGCCCCGTGGCCGTAAACTGCACCCGATAATTATTGCCGGAGGTGCCCGCGCTTATGAAAAGCTGGATCGCCATATTGCTGGGCAGCATGCTGGCCAGCACCGCGAGCGGCGTCGTATCGGCAACCAAGCCCAGCGCGAGGATCGTCGGCGAGGTATAGCCGGTGAGCTGCTCGCCGGAATCGAGCCAATCCGTTAAATCAACGGTCGCCCGGCGCACATCACTCGACTCTTTGCTGATCCGCCCGACAATCATCGCGGCACCACGAACACGTCAGGGATAGCCGGGACCACGAATTGGTCCGGCACCGGGGCGACCATAAAAATCACCGGCGCCTCCCGCGCGCGAAGTAGGGAAAGGCCCAGCGCGGCTGCTGATCGCCGGTGTAGTTGCGCTGCGCCACGTCACGCGCGAGCTGGATGCCGGCGCGGAAGCGCCGGCCGTGATACTGTGCCCGCTGCGGATCCGAATAGGGCTTGGCCGGCGAACCATAGAGCCGGAACAGCACCCCATCCAGCATCACCTCGAACCAGTTACTGAACAGGATCGACGGTAGACAGCGCGAGAACCGCGACGGCTTGAGCGCCAGGAGCGCCCAGCCGTGGCGCGCCTGCTTGGGCTCCTCGAGATCGACGAGCTCGGCCGGCGGAATCACCCGCCAGCGATACAGCCCGTGCTGCATCAGCACCCAGCATACGCTCATCGCGCCGTCGTACGGATTGAAATCGTAGGAGCAGACCCCGGCCGGCATCTGCCAGTGCACATGATCGCGGAAATACGTGCTGCGGATGGCGAATTCCTCGACCACATTCCACAGCTCCATCTGCAGCACCGGATACAGCACGCCCGGCAGGATCGCCTGCACGTCGTCATAGAGCCGGTTAGGCCCGGCCGTGTCGCCAAGCAGATAGTCGATGCCCGGGACTGAAGGCGTCGGCGCCGCCGGATCAGGCGGTATGAGCGGCGGCGGGGTTGTGCCGCCGCCCCCAGTCCCTCCGCCGCCGCCCGCGGGCGGCGAGGTCGGACTTTGGTAGCCGACCGGGCAGCCGCCGATGATGCTGCCGCTCATATCAGCTCGCCACCGTCAATAGTTGCGATACGAATTTATTCACTAGCGTAACGGCTCGCTGGTCCTCGACGAACGTATCCTCCCGCAAGCTCGCCCAGCCGCTTACGAAATAAACGAAAGCGTGGAACGCCAGGTCGTTGAGCGGAAACGCCGTAGAGAAGTCGCCCGTGGTGTATTGCGGCAGCGGCGCACGGAGCTGGAATACGCCGAGGAACAAATCCGGCCGCTTGGCCCGCGCCTCCAAGAGTGCGCCATTGAACCCCTGCATCAGCTCTCGGTCGGTGTAGCGGTAGGTCGGCGCGGGCTTGGTGTCGTTGAGCAACACCCGCGCCTCCGCAATCACGTCACCTATGGTGCGTGCCATTACTAGAGTAGTGCTTGTTAGGTGCCACGTACCGCGTAGAGCTCGCTTAGAGCTACCCCGTTGATCACCTTCGAGCCGAACACGACCAGGCCACGCAGCAGGGTCGAGAACGTCTGCTCCGAGCGCATGGTCTCCACCTTGCTGAGCTGCGCCGCGAAGGTAAGCCCCGACGGGTGGCCGGCGAAGATGCGAAACGCGCTCGCGCTTCCCTCGGTCGCCGTCGGCAGTAGGTTGCTCGAATACAGCGTGAAGCGGTCGATCATGCCAATCCGACCGTTGCGCAAGAGCGAGATTCCATCACCCGAAATCGAGGCATTGCGCAGGTCGGACTTCTTGATCATGCCCGCGGCCCATGGCGGGATCACCAGCCAGCGCCCAGTCTCCGGGATGTTCTGCTCGTCGAGAACCGTGCCCAGATCGACAATGTAATTGAGGATGTTGGCGGGCGTGAGCGTCACCGGCGCCCCCGTCGCGCCGAGGTTGATAGCCTGGGTAATAGCTCCTGCCGTGGCGCCCTTGTTCGCCGCCACCACGCCGGCATCGACCGTGCCGAGAACATTGGTGTCGATCGTGATCTTCATCTGCTCGGCGGCATCATCGGCCCACATCGACATCATGTTGATGTCGCTCTGGGTCTCCATGACATCATCCAAGGCTTCGTTGAAGTAATAGCCTTGGTCGATGTTCATGGTGATGATGTTCGAGCTTGGACGCTCGACCACCAGCGCTTGATCCGTCGTGTAGGCGCGGATCGTGATCGTCGGCTTGGTGCGGATCTTGATCTTGTCACCGTGATTCTTGATCTCGCCCTCATAATCGGTGTTCGAGATCGCCGCGAGCACGGTGGCGGCATAGAATTTCTCGACGAGCTTGCCGCTCCAAATTTCCGGGATAAAAGTACCGGAATAGGCAGGACTCGGGGTAGAGCCCGTATACGGGGTGCCTACAGGAAAGGCCACTTTTAGTCACTCCAAAGGGCACAATCACTACGGTAGTGATTGTTGGTTAACGAATGCGCCCCTCGGATGCTGCCGCGAAGATGTCCTGTTCGAGCCGTGCCTTATCAGCCTCTCGACCCTGGTAGACACCTTTGCGCACGTCCGAATAGAACGCGGCGATGTCCTTTTGGGACCAGAGGCGTTTCTCCGACTGAGCGCCGTGGCTCCCTGACCGTGTGCGGCCAGGAGCAGCTAGATCGGCTAAGGGCACCGAACCCGCTCCGCCCGAACCTGAGTAACCAGACTGGGCGCGAGTATGGGCCGGAGGACTCCTCAGCGGCTGAACAGCGGTATGCTCGCGTTGATACGCCTGAAAAATATTGGCCGTGCGCGTTGCGTCACCGCGCAGGTAGGCTTCGCCGAGAAGTTCTTGACGCGTTTTCCCGGCGAACGGATCTTCTGCCGACAACCACTTAATGAAATCGGCATCGTAGTTGAGCTGGCGCCATTCCGGCGCCTTGGCATCGAGCTCAGCGTGCAACGCCTGGCGCCGCATCTCCTCGCTCGTCATGTTGGTTTGGCCGCGCAGGCTCTGAATTTCCTGCTTGAGCTGCTCAATCTCAGGGTTGACCTCGGCCCGCGCCCAGCGGCGCGCGGACTCGATCAGCTCGTTGCCATATGCCTCGACATCCTCGGCCGGAATCTCCACCCGGGGCGGCACAAACTTTGGCGGCGCGGACGACGGCGCGGCGGGGGGCTGCGCATTGATCCGCGTCAGCAGCTCCTGCAAGGCGGTATTGTTCGCCTCCAGGCCACGCAGCCGGCCCTTCAGCTCAGAGATTTCGCTGTTGTACTTGCCCTGCAGCGTGTCGTGGCGCTGCCGCCAATAGCCTACATCCTGCTCGCGCGGCGGCTGCTCGACCGGAGCCGGCGGCGCTTCGCCGCGGTGCTCGCCGCCCTCCAGGGGCAGCTCGAGTTGCTCGCCCTGTTGCGGTTGGCCCTGTTCCTCGGAAGGTTGGCCTTGCTCCTGGCTCTCCGGCTTCTGCTCCTCGGCCACTTGGCGCAGCAGCTCGTCGGCGCGCTCGGCCTGCCGGCGCACCGCCGGCGGCAGGATATTGCCCTGCGCGGCGCTCAGATCATCCGGCATTCGTCAGCCTCGGTTTTGGCCGCTCGACCTGGCGCTGGTTCACCCCCTCCGTCGCCGATTCGAGAGCGACATAGAGATCGGTAATCCCGCGCACATAGGCGGTAGACTCGACGCGGTGGGTGATGTCGCTCGCCATCGAGTCATGCCACAGCCTGGAAACCAGGTCGTAGATCGCCCTGCGCAACACCTCCCAGTTAGGAGCGCCTTTCAATTCGCGCGCGGCGTTAATGCCCTCGTTGCCAAGGTTAATCGACATTATTCGGAATCATCCTTGCCATAGACCGAACCTGTCGAAAAACCGCCCAGGCGACCGGCGCCGAGCCCGCCCTGCTTGATCCTCGTCTTCATCCCACCGGACTCGCCGCGGATCATTTGCGCGCCTGGATGATTCAAGGTGGCAGAAGTTCCAGATCCGCCGACATCGCCGAGGCCAGGCGGCGGCGCGTAGGACTTACCGTATTGCCCCATGAGCCGCCCGAGCGGATGGCCCGGGGTGATAGTAGGCGGGCGCGCAGCGATCCCCGGACCAAGGCTCTGCCGCACCGAGCCTTTGCTGTCGGCGCCGGTCCCACCAAAGGTGAGGCCGCCGACGCCAGGAGCGCCGCGCATCGTCTTGATCATCAGACCCCGCCGACCGCGTAGGTCCAGCCTTCGCGATCCTTGCCCGGCCACAGCTCGTTCGGGCTGAGGCTCGGCTTCCCGCCTTTCGGATAGCTCGTGGAACTACTGGTCGGGCCCGAACTGCCGGATTTCCCACCGGCCTTTGGCAACAGATCCGTCTTACCGGCGGAGATAGTTTTATCTTTTTCGTAATCGTCGCGTTCGCTATTGGCCATTGTAAGGCAGCCCCTGTTGCTGGAGGTTGATCGGAGGCGCGTGGTCGGCAAGCTGCGCCGGCCCCGGCTGCGGCGGCTGATTGGCCTGCGCCATGGCGCCCGGCGGCTTCGGTTTCGGCGGCTGTTGTTGGCCCGGCTGGTTCGGCTGTTGGCCCGGCGGTTGCCCCGCGCCTTGCGCGGCCGCGTGCGCTTGCAGCAGCACGCCGGCCTGCTGCATCTGCTGCTGCGCCTGCATCTGCGATTGCAAGGTCTGATCGTCAGGCACGATGTCATCGGGCAGGCCAAGGCTCTGCGCGACCGCGCGCAGCACGCGCGCCCGGCCAACCCCGCCGATGATCGGTGCGTCAATCGGATTCGCGGTAATCTGTAGAAATTGGAGTTGCTTCTGCCGCTCGGTCTCTTTCTGCACGGCGACGTTCACGCCGCGTACCCGGATCTCCTCCTGGCCGGTGAGGATCCCCGTCGTGTCGGTCAGCATGATCATGTCGTAGAGCGAAGTGAGCAGCGGCTGCATCACGTCACGATCGACATTGGCGGCGACAGTCTGGAGAATCTTCTCGGCATTCCCCATGAGCATGGACAGGCCCGAAGCCGTGCGGCCGGCGCCGCCCAGGCGCTCGCTGCCGGTGATGTAGCGCGGAATAGCGCTGACCTCATCAGCGATATTCGTTACCTGCTGATAGATCGTGAATAGCTCTTGCGAATTCGATTGCGGCTGAAAGAAAGTGATCGGCTCGCGCTGATTGCCCAAGGGATCAGACTGAATGTGCCAACGCTTCCAAGGAAATAATTCATCGCCGTTCTCGTTAGGCGCTAAAGCCTCATCATTAACAACGACTTGAGGTCCACTTGCGATGGCCATGTTATTCACGCACGCCCTTAAGGACGCATTGGCCATCTCCTGCAGATCCTCGAGGAGATCCGGCAGCGCGTGTCCCGAGACTGTGCCTGGGACTTTCTCGAACGAGGTAAGGTAATACGGGTGCCGCTGGCGGGGCGATGGATTTAATTGGGTCTTAAGCGTATAGGAACCAACCACCCAGGTCTGCACACTGTAGTCGCGGTCAAGGTCGGGAATGAGCGCGGGGTCGATGCCCTGATCGAGCAGCATCCGTCCCTGGACCATCCCATGATACTCAAGCCCGTCGATGATCTGCGAGCGATTCATCGTCGGGTTCTCGCGGCCCTCGTTCAGGGCGCGCTCGCTATCCGAGCTGTCCAGCCAGTCGCGCAGGCCGTGCGAATAATCCTCGAGCACGGCACGAATCGCTTGCTCGTTGTAGCCGGGCAAGCCGATCAGCTCATTCAGATCCGCCCGGGTGAAGCGATGCCGCTCGATAATGTCGGACTCATCGATGCGCGAGACACCCGGCGACCAGTAGACATCGAAAGGCGACACCCGCTCCCAGGTCATCACCGGCACCGCGCGCACATCCGCCTGGCCCGAGGACCAGTCGACCCGGTTCTGCATGCGCACGACCGGGCCCTTGATCACCGCGAACGGGAACAACGGCAGATCGGTGAGGAATTCCGCCAGACTCTCGTAGAATCCGCCCTCACTCAAAATGTCGTCGATCTTGTCGCCGGCGTCGTCGGCTTGCTGCTGCGCCTGCCGCTTCGCCGCCTGCGCGGCGCTGTGCATGAGTGACTGCACCCGGGCGTGCACCTGATCGCGCGCGATCGGCTGGCCGCTCAACTGCTGCGTCGCCACCTCGTGGCCGACGAGCTGCATGATGTTGGCCTGAATCTCCGGCGGCACCGGCGGATCGTCGATAGGATCCAGCCCCCACGGGCGATCCGGGCCCAGATACACGTCGCGCAGCAGGCTGGTAGCGCCGCGGCATTTCACCGCGACCAGGCGCGAATACACCGTGCTGCCGCCGAAGGCGATGATTTGCCGGAGCTTATCCTCGTCGTATTTGCCCTCGAAC